CACGAATAGGTGTGATGTCATAAAACACCCCGCCGTCCTCAACATAAAACTTTGCATTAGTGCCAACACCCATCAGGTTAAAACCTTTGAGCGTTACCCAGTTCCACAATGAGCGGCAGTAGCCAAGAAATGTAGTGTAAGTTTCAACCGCCCATCCGCCTATCTTTTCAGGAAAACCAGAGCGGAAACGAACCTTATCGCAGTCATACCAACCACCTTCGTTGGCAAGCGTGGTGCCTTCGCGGTTTACACCGGGGCGGAATTGTAATTTTTGTAGGGGCACGGTAGCTCCTTACAATTTCATGATAAATGCTAAAGCAAAATACGGCGGAATATTTTGGTCAGTTCCAGACGAGCCTACTGTACTGTTAGATACGGAAATTCCAGTTGTATTAGTTGTTAGACCACCAGCAAAGCCACCAACAGGGCCACCGTCGTAGCGACCACCAGCAGCCTGCCCCACAATAAAATCAAAGTTGTTAACTGCTGTGTGCGTGTGGCCGGGGTCTGTAACAGTTGCAGTGTGGGTATGGCTTACAACAATAGCGTCTTTAGTACCCCCCGTTTTTGTGTTGCCGCCTGTAATCGTGGTAACTGACTGTCCGCCACTATCTACACTAGCGCCAACAATGAAACGATTACGCAGGTCAGGAGTACCGCTAGAGCCATTACAAAGCGCCCAACCAGATGGGATGGTAGCAATCGTACCCGACCACATCATAATCATGCCGGTAACAAATGCCTGCCCCCATATCGGCGGGTTCCCCGAACCTTGAGAGATTACTACTTGACCAGTTGTACCCGACGAACCATTCAGAATTAGATCGTCTTGTAGTGTGGTTGTGCCCGTCACTGTTGCAGTGGTTATGGACGCAGTTGCTATAGTGGCAGTGCCGCTGACACCAAAATTACCTACAACATGATTGAGCTGCTCGACTATGTTCGTACCATCTGAACGTAAAAGAACTGATTTACCTGCTGGAACTGCAACACCTGTACCTGCGGCTGTGGTATTGCCTAGCACGGTAGAACAAAAGACAGTTGCTGTATAAATAGACGCATTATTGATCACATACAACTTAGGTACCGGAGGTACATATACTGCAAAGTTTGCGGCAGTTGTTGTAGTTAGACTGACAGCAGCGCATCGCGCTTGATCGGCACCGCCGTTTACCGCAGTAAGAGCTTGATTAGCGGAGGTAACTGAGACAGATGCCAACCCCGCGATAGCGTCCTCAATCAGCGTGCCAAGGTTGGTGTTGGTTGTCGTACCCCACGTACCGGACTGTTCGCCGTTGGCAATGAGTTCGATCCGTAGATCGGGAGAGTATGTACTTGGCATCGCTATTCCTTTTAGGCAATCATCGTTTCGGCATGAGTTTTAGCCTCAGCGACGCGGCGCAGCCAGCCTTTACCGAATGTTGCAAACGTAGGCAGACTGCGGTAAAACGCTTCCTTTTCTGCACTGAATTTTGCCACTAATTCGCTCTGATTGGCATCTTTTAATGCTTGCATGGTCTTGGGGCCAATAGCGCCGTCCGGGGCAGTCCCGATAGCTTTCTGCATAGTCTTAATCGCCCGACCGGGGCCAGCGTTAATAGCGAAGTCGAACATCAGGTAGTCTAGACCGTCCGGCAGGTCGTCGGCCTTAACCGCATCCCAATACTTTTTCTTGTACATGGGGCCTACCACTTCAGGTGTCAGAGCGCGCATTGCCTTTTCGTCAACAGGCTTGCCTACCCACTCTTCCCAGACTTTCTTAGTCACGCCCAGATTGGTCATGCCGCCGGGGTCTTTTGGGTGGTTTACGAACCCACCTTCGTGTTTAAGGATTGCTTTCAGGGCTTCGTCGAAGTTCTCTTTCATTTCTCAATATCTCCTGACAGGCAGTTAGTTGGTGGGTGATTTCGTCGGCGTCGGCTGCGATGGCGATAAGAGCTTCCGCAGCCTCTCCTGAAAGTCGGGCTTTCGTTCCTCCATGATCGCTGCTGGGACTGGGGGCAGCACTGGGCACGGCGTTACTACTGTCTGGACACGCGGCGTCGATGAACAACCCGTCAGTACGAGCAATATCAACAAGCTGCTTGCGCTCCACTTCCACAGTCCTAACCTTGTCAACATAGACCTTCTCCACTTTGTTTTGCGTGTTCGCCAGAAGATGTTCTAACTCACGGACTTCCTTGTTGGCTTTGTCCAGCGCCTTGCCCGCTTCAATCGCCGCTGTGGCTTTCTCTGCTTCCCACTCCGCCTTGGTTACCTGCACACCCGTATGATGCCCGTAGAAGTACGAGCAGATAGCAAAAACAAGTGCGCCAAGAATTACGTAGGGGTTAGGCATCTTCTTCTTTCCCAGCTTTGATTGACTCGATCTTCTCCTGCCCACGCGTCCAAGCGGAGATACCAAGGATTGCCATAAAGGTGATGTGGATGAATCCGCCCGACTGCAAAGTCAAGGAAGTCCACGCACGGAAAGCATCATTAGCCGCCTCGGTCTCCCAGAACTGCACTACCGTCCAGAGCATGGGGAAGAGCACAAAGTCGCACAGGCAAATAATCATGTAAGTGATCGCCATCATCGGACGCCACTTAGTCGTCATCCAGTCAGTTGCATCGTTCATTCTTCACCCCTCATTTCCCGTAGAACTTTCAATCGTAATTCTTTCATCTTGCGGGTCTCTTCTGCCGCTCGGTACATTGCGTTGTTCATGTCCATGTACATCACACCCATGACAGGCAGGGCGATAACTAACACAAAACACAAGACCACCACGGCGATAAGTAAAGTCCACGGTACGTCTGACTCAGGCGGAGGAGGACTAGGAGTCCTGCGAACCACGCCACGACGAAAAGGATTGCTCCAACCCATACCGCTTCTTCTTTCCTTTTTCTAGCCAGCCTGCGTCTTTGCGCCGCCTCAATCTGCATCTTTGCAGTCTCACGTTTGTGTGCCTCGTCCTGCTCTTCAACAATCTGCTTCCACATCTTTTCGTACTTCGTCCATAAGTCTCCTAACTCAGGCGGGGCCTTATAAACCATCGTTTCACGCAGTTCAGCTAACATTGCGTCCAATCTGGCACGAATAATGACGCGGTTTAACGCCCGCTTTCCTATTGAATCTTTGCCCGTGTACACCCGCGTTGCTTCTACCTCTTGCGCCAAGAATGCCTTACCGATGTCGTCATACGCATCCATCAACGCACCAAGATCGTTGCCAATCTTTAAAAACACATCGTTCGGGTCAGACCTTCCAATCTCTTGTACTCTTGCTACTTCTTCGTTGTACTGAATTTTCTGGGTGTTTGTTGGATTGGGTATCTTTTGGAACTGTGACTTCAGGTCATCTAGTACTTCCTTGACCTCTCCTGCCGCGCCCTTGATGTCCTTATATAACTGGCATCCTTTTTTAACAGCAGCTACAGCGGCATTAGCGGCAGCTAGAAGCGTTAACGGGTCAATTTCTACCCCCCAAAAAGTTTCTTCACTTCGTTATAGTTCTTGACAAATCTAGACGCATCATATAAGTCGGATAATGCAAGTTTATCCGTTGGCACGGCGTCTCTGCAAGTAAAATCTAGTTGCTCTTTTGGCACTAAAATATATTGGGCTATTGGGGTGCCTGCTTTGATTAGTGTTTCCCCGTCAAGCACATGCCACATAAGCTGGACATTCATGGAAGCGGGGCCTGCGTCTCGCGGGAAAAAGCCGGGGATCACGCTAAATCGGTTTTCTTCGGATAGTGGCAGCGGCATTTCCATAAGGTAGTAGCCTTTGGGGACGTTACACCGCCAGCCTGTGTTTATTTTTATGATTGTGCGAAGGGTATCGGCGGGCCATTCTTCCCAAAAATCCGCGAGTTGATTAGGAGAGTGGTAACTGATCGATTCTTGGTTACGAGCGCACAACCACGAAAAATTAATTGAATCGTCTTTGTTTGTAGTTATAACAATGTCTTGCCAAGTGCGCATGATCCAGCCATGCCGTTGGATAGTAAATATGCCGGGACACCGCGCAGTATGTATAAAATTTTTGTGCCGCCACTTAGGGTCTTTGCGTATCTCGGAGAAATCATTTAACGCTTTAATTGCCCAAGGGTGTTTGTAATCTCGGGCGGGAATAAGCGGCATCATTTCTGCCACGCCGGGAGTTTCGTTTATAAATTCTATTTTAGGTTTGCGCGTAAATAAATTAAGCATGGATAAGGTTCCCTGAAATACTGATACGGACATCCGACCCCATGTTCTTCGCCACTTTATGTTTTGCCCACGCAGGGAACATATATAAGTGCCCCACTTGCGGGGTTATAGAAGACATGCCCCCCTCAAACTCAAAACAAAGCACCCCCGCTCCCGGTGGCACGGCTACGTAATACACAAACGCAGCGGCTGCGCCATTACCTTCATGATTGTGCAGACTGGTGCTTTCTAAGGGTCTATGAATTTGCGACCAGATGGTTTGTATAGTGAACCCTTTACCAGTAAACATAGCCCCTAGTTCGGTAAGTAGTTTGTACCCTTCGGTATTCACTTCTGGAGAAAAAGCCGTATCCTCAAATAACGCATACCGTGGGTCGTTAGATAGTCTGTTTTGCTGCGCCATTACTTGGGTAGCTAACAGGTTGTTATCTACATTCTCAACAAGCCAATGCTCAGCAAAAACTTCGTAGAGACAGATACTGCCTAAACGACGGGGCGCTATATTCATATTAAAACTCGCATTTTATGTTGAACGCAACGGTGGTTCTGGTCTGCTCACAAGGCAATACGTAGTGCAACAAATGCGCGGGAAACAAAACTATATCGCCTTCTTTTGCTTCAACAAGGCGCTTTTCTGCGGGGAACAAACTAGACCCACTAGCCGCGTGGCTAAAAAATACAGTTTTGTTTTCTTCTTTAAGCTCAAGAAGATATATACCTGACAGGCTTACACCGTATTCTAAGTGCCTATGCACCTCTTGATAGTCCCTCTGCCCGTACCGGTTGTACCAGATGTGGGTTACTGTAGAAGCTTTTGGCTGCTTCAACGGAAGATCAGAAAACAAACGATCTACCGCAGGGTAGACGGCTTGCGTTATAAGGTCAATATACTTAGTGTGCTTGCTTTCTTGTGAGAAATATTCGGTATTTACCTCGCACATCCAATTACCCCGGTGCTGATCTTGGGTTGTTGGCAGTAATTTTTCAATCTCTGCTAGTAGCTGAACCTTGAGTACTTCATGCTGTTGTACGGGCTCCCAAAACACAAAGTCGGTTATGAAAATATGTTTCATATGAACCACGTAATGACTGAATACCGCACGCCCTTGGTAATAGGCATAATCTCATGAGGGTACATGAAGTTTGAGGGGAACAAAATAGCAGCTCCTTTTGGCGGCTTTATCTGCATAGCACGGTCGAAGAACCCCCACTCCCCTCCTTCGTAATCGTCATTCAACGCAAAAGAGCAAGATATACTGCGAGGGCGTCCTTTAAATGAATCAGTGTGCTGGGTATAAAACTGACCCTCCGTATACCGTAAAAGTTCGTACCCAGAGTCTTCTTGTACAAAAACATCCGGGAATTTACTCCGGTACTTATTTATAGCGTTCCCCGCAGACGCAAAAATGTACCTATCTAACTTCCTACGAACCTTTAGGTTTTGTTGCATTACGGAGTTTTGAGACAGAATAATAGTGCTGGCACTTCGTATGTTTTTATCAATTTTTGCCTCGGAGCCTACTACTGTGTTTAGCCACTCATCCGAAGCAGTATATTCTGCCAATATAGCGTCACATAACGCGGGCGTTATCGCGTTATCAAGAACCATTATGTAATCTCGAAGATCGTAAGTCATGCCGCCACCAAAGATTGTGCACTGGCAGGGAGCCGCACGGATAGGTTTAACTTATTCTGTTTGTATGCGTGTACCGCGCTATAAATACGGGGAGCGTCCCTATTAAACTGATTAGCATGTAAGTCAAAAAAAGAGTCATCACATATTCTTGACCCTTGCATAGCCCGCAACCCAAAGTTGTAAGTAGGATCCATATGCATGTCTTCTAAGTCTTCATACAACCGGATTGCGTCAAAAATATTCATATGCTCGTTAGTCCACATAAAATCATCTTTATAAACACCGGTGTAATCGCCTCGGTCTATCTCGCGATACCCGTATTTTTCGTAATCTTCAAACATTTTTGAGGCTGGGGTAAACACCCCCGACACCCCGCGCGTACCTATTTTTAACGCCGCAGGGTTGTATGACTCTCCTTGCCAGTAATCGCATAACCATTTTTTTGTTTGCAAAATAGATTCGATGGGTTCATGGGGGAGCCCTATGATAAGGCCCAAGGTACCCCGATATTTTTTAGAACCGTTATTTTTGAAGTACTCTTTGATACGCACAAGCCCGTCTTTCATTTCGTCAGGATGCATACCTTTACCAATAGCTTTTCCTGCTTCGTGATGAAATGTTTCTACCCCGTAAAAGTGACCTAAAAAATTCATACGAAGTAGCTCTGGCATTTCTTGCGGACGGCGTATTAAAAGATCAGCGCGTAGATAGCCAGCAAATAAAGGGCTGAAATTTAGCCGCTCAACCACGTTTGCAAATTTAGTGATCTTGTCTGTATGGTCGTTAAAAGTCTCATCGGCAACAATATATTTAGACACACCGAACCGGTCGTATGCATCCTGTAGCTGCTCTCGAAAATCGTCCGCTGTACGAGAATGATCTTCTTTAACCCCTAATACGGGGAAATTACAGAACGCGCATTTAAATCGGCACCCGCGTGCTAGTTCCACTCCAAGCCACTCATAAGGCTGTAGAAAATCCCGATCCTGATACTTAATCATGTAACTAGGCATGGGGTAAGCAGGGTATGCTTTTGTAGCATCGATAGTTTTTACGCCGCCCCGAAGAAGAAATTGAGGGCGGGGGCCGTTACTGAAAAGGTAGGCTAACAAAGCAAGTAAAGCCTGTTCGCCGTAGCCGCCGATTAGATAGTCAATGTACTCGTGGTTGTACGGCCAAATATTTGGCCCGCCTACAATAATTTTTATATGAGGGTATTCTTCACGTAACCACGCCAAAAATTGAACCGGAAACAAATCTTTGGCGTAAAACATAAAACTAAACCCAAAGAACTTAGTATCCGCGTGAACGCGGGTTCTTGTAAGCTGCTTTAACTCGTCAAGAGTCCAGTATTGCAAGTAATCTATAACTTCTACATCCCAGTCATAGCCCCGCAAGAAATGAGCAATTCTATATGGCCCCGGAGAACGCGTTGGGGTTAGTGTTCCTATATTAGTAAACAGAACACAATGATTCATAGAATGGTTACGGGGAGTTTATTGTCCGTTGGGGTAGGAAGCTGTTGTTTTTGTATGTCAAAAAATGACCACGCTTTATCCCCATTAGCTCGTACATAGTGCATAAAAACCTGTAGGTACTGACTGCCGTTAAATGCTTCCCGCCAATGTGGGGCTTCGCAGCCCATATACATTACTGCATCACCGGGTTCAAGCTCTACAGCAACGGCTGTTCCGTCTGGTCGCTCGATGTATATAGGCCAGTCCGCATTTTTTCGTAGATTGAGGGTCAAACTGATCTCACAAGCAGGACGGTCTACATGCCGAACAAGAACATTTCCTTGCTCGTAAATTCTAGAATACACATAAGTCGGCAACACGGGCTCCCCCAGTATTTCCGATACTTGCGGTATCTTCGACACTAACAACCGTACAAACGGCAGGTAGTTATAGACGTTAACTATGTCTGGGAAGTTTGGGTCGGGCACACACTTTTTGTGGGTATCAGACAAAAAAGCGGAGGCAAACTGCTCCGCTGCGTATTTGGGAATAAAATCCCGCACCACCACATAGTGGTTAGACAACAGCATTCGATTCATAGTAGATGGTCTGTTATGGGGTACGCTAAGTTAACACCTTCCGGCACCATCGAAGGATCTACGATGTCGTCAACATCCTCGCCAATACGAAGTGGGTGGATGCAATAGGCTACAGTATCTGGAACCAGCGCAACAAGCTCATGCTGCTTATCTTTTTTGATGTAGATCATGTGGGGGGCTGTAAAAATCGATGCCTGCCCTTCTACAGTTACTTGGAGTTTGCCAGCGGCCAGCAAAGTTAGATGGTCAAACTGATGAGTATGCCCGTGCTCAATATCCCCCGTGTTTTTAAAGTGCATCATGCGGCTAAACAAATTAGCAACGCACCCTATTTTAACGTCTGGTTCTGGCATTATGTACTCCACTGGGCTTCTGGGATAGGCGTAAAGTCTACCGGGGCGGTAGGAGGGCTGACGGCAACCGCGCGTACAGTACTACGCCATGATAAGAAATCTGCTTGATTAAGTAAATAAGGATTTGACTGCGCGGGGTCAGCAACGGCGGGGATTGCGGCCCAATCTGTTTCGTCTAATAGTCCAACAGCGGTTGTCTTGTTTTGTGCCTGAATTTGTTCCGGAGTCGGCGGTGGGGGTGGCGCATGTTCTTCATCATACTTAGTCTGCCATACGGCAAGAGCCGCGTTTGCCCAATCCGGTAAAACGGTTATGTCTTGGTTCTGGGACAACGGACTAACAAACTCTATATGCCCAAAAGTGCTGTACCACTGCAATGCCCATACATCCGCTGGGACGCCACACCCAGATAGGTTAAGATAAGAATACGCAAACCCGTCTTTGTTGACGGTTGATGTTTCCGCAAGAATAACAAGCCTCATTTTAACCTCTTCGTTTCTGTAGCGGCCAACAGCATTTGGGTGCTCATCTCATTAGCTTTAACCATTTCGTTCCGGAAACTCTCTACTGCAACACCTGTTCTACGCTGCTGACCAGAGTTTTCGATGAGTAACATAGGTAGCCACGAAACCGCACACTGCCAATCTTCGACTTCTTTCCCAGTGTTCATATCCACACCGTTTACTTTGGTAAACCACGCACATTGCATCTGCACACAATCGTTTTTAATCAGGGGACAAAAGCTGCCGGATTTGATTTGCATATCACTCTATCTTTAAGTTGTGAAACTCTGGGCTACCAAATCGGTTCCACGCCCCTTCTAGTTCATATAGAAGATTTTTATTTTCCCGCAATGCCCACAATAATAACCAGTTAAGGTAACGCGCCTTCATGGGGGTGCCTGTCTCTTTAATTTGAAAGTACACCACCCCTTCTTTTACCCGTCGAATAATAATTAAATTACTGAGGGTGGGCTTCATCCACTCTGGAAAAGCATAGCTCGATACCCACTCACAAAAAAATTCTTTGCATACGTCATCGCGCTCTTCGTATACGGTGCATTTCTCACCCACGTAAAAACATGGTTTACCGGGATAATGCTGCACCCCGAAAACCTCTGCTTCAGACCACCCATCGCAACACCTATGGCAGTCCCCACACTGTCTACCTTTAAATATCGGAATTGTTTTTTGCGTCATTAGTTAATTTTTAGAAGCAATAATCACGTCAATATACTGCACTGCGAGATTGATTGCATTACCCGTAAATGTACCTGTACCACTGCTAAAACTGAATGGGTGGGTGTGCGCCCCATCGCCGCCCGCCCCGCCAGTGGGGTTAGTACCCGGTGCAGTCATGTAGTTACCCGGAACCGCGCCACGTTTAGCATTACCAGAGCCGCCCGCAGGATGAGAGTGGCTTGGAATCTGGGGGGTCGTAAGTGTCGTAGAACCTGCTGAACCCGAAACTCCGGTAATCGACACTGAACCAGATGGAGTCTGAGAAGCAAATGCTGTAGTAAACGCCACCGAACCGCCCGTACCGCCACCCGTACCAGACACAACACGCAACGCTTTGTTGTTTTGAGTCGTTACTTGAGTCCACCCTGTAGGCGCACTTGCCTGATAAAACAACATAACGGTACCGGAGGGAATAGCGTTTGGAGCGGGGGAGCTTGTCCAAGTCGTACCGTTCGAAGTGAGCAGATTGCCCGAGGAGCCCGGAGCTACAAACTGAACGCCCGAAGTCCCGTTACCTAACAGTACGTTGTTAGCAGTAAGCGCCGATTGTCCAGTACCCCCACTAACTACCTCCAATATCGCAGCGTTATCCGGCTTGATATTTGTACCATCAGAATAAACAGAGCGTTCTGCCGGGTAGGCCACGAATACATCTTTAGTTCCAGCGGAGAAATTTGTCTTAGTGGGAGCCCCCGCACTAGAGGCTAATACTGTGTCTCGGGATAGCGTAGTACCAGAAGCGGTATATGTACCGATACCCACTTCCCATTCGGATGAACCCTGAGCCGAGATAGTGTAGTAGGTTGTATTGCCGTCACCTATTACAGAAAACGATTGAAACCCTATTACGGCCCCGCCAAGAGTGAGAGTGCCAGTACCGGCAGTTGTAGTAGTTTCTTTAACTCGATCCGCTAGTACTAACGGCATAATTTACCTCACACTGTATCTATTACTTGCCAATTACCGGGCTCATCGGTGTTGACGGAGTTCCAACCCGGAGATGTATTGCTAACTATGTTCTGCCAATTTGGCACTTGATCATCTGGAATAAGCTCCCACAGCAATCTTCCGATTACTACATCCGTCGCTGTAAACTGTTCCAACAAAGAAACTACAAAATCTGTTTGTGCAGATGAAGTGTCAATAGTTGTAACTGACTCCGTCATCGTAGCTACAAAATCAACTTGCGCGGTAACAAGCTCAGAAAGAACAATTGATTCGCTGACATCGCTTACGAACGCTACTAGCGCGGATACGGTGTCGCTACCACTAATTGTTTCACTTATTGCAGAGACGAAAACTACCTGCGCAGACTGCGAATCCGTCCCAGATACAGAATCAGATACCGCCACAGCAAAATCAATCTGCACAGACTCGACATCTGAGGCTACAACGGTATCGGTAATAGCTACGACGAAATCAACTTGTGCGGCTTCAGTGCTACTTGCAGTCATACTTTCGTTAACAGACTGCGAGGTAATATACACCGCGCTATTTACATCACTACCGGTAACCGTCTCATCTACAGCACTAACAAATACCACTTGTGCAGCTTGAGACTCCGCCCCCGCCACGGTCTCACTTACGGAACCAACGAAATCTACTTGAGCCGCTTCAGAACTACTGCCGATTATAGTCTCGCTTACCGAGCCAACAAAATCGGCTTGAGAATCAAACGCGGAAGAAACATCTAACGATTCGCTAACAGCGGAAACAAAATTCACCTGCGCCGCAACAACATCACTACCAGTTAGAGTTTCGCTTACTGCTCCTAATACATCAAACTGTGCAACTACTACATCGCTGCCAGTTAATGTTTCACTTAGCGCGGAGGCAAAAACTACTGTCGTAGCGACAGCGTCGCTTACCCCAACTGTCTCTGAAACTGAAACATCAAATACATTACCCCCTGTAGTAGGGAGCGTCGAAAAAGGCGCTTCAGAAAAAGCAGAAAAACCGAACACGCCTGTTCCTTATTTAAGCTACAACTAACTGATCCTCATCAAACCAGCGCGACTGAGTAGTCCCATCCGCATCAGTCCACGAAATCAGATATTGAACATTGCCATCTTCGTCCATACGCATGGACTCAACGGGTCCTTGAGGAATAACCCCCTTAGTTCTTAGAACATCACCTTTTTTAAACGTCGCCATGTATTCCCCCGATTAAGCTGCATCTGCGTTGAACGTGTATGTCACATTAACGGTATCGCCTGAAGCTACGATTTTATCCCCGCCAGTGAAATCACCTTCGGAAAACAAAATTCCAGAAGTACCCGTAGCTACGTTTGTAAGAAATGCTCCGGCAACAGTGCCGCCCGGCGCAGTGATCACAAACGACGAAGGGGAAGCCGTATTTGAAATAACGGAAGGATCAGCCAGCGAAGGACTACCAAATGTCACCGACTTACGATTTCCAGAATAATTAGTAAACTCGGTCCAGCCAGCGTGAGTAGCAAGCGTATCACCAGCGTTATAAGTAGTGCCCGAGCCGGGGCCTTCAACCAAACCCAAATACCAAGCGGCGCTGTACGTCACGCCTTTGAAGTACTTATCATTTAAATCTTGTAGCCCCTCGTTGACAACGAGGTTGTGGAAAGTATCTTCCCACTTAAAGTTACCTTCTTTGTCGTAACATGTAACAGTGAACACTCCGCCCAGACCAACTCCAGCGTCACTTTGCGCGGCTTTGTCTACATTAGCCTGAACAGTCTCACCCATTTGCGATTTTGCGATAGGCATGATTACTCCTTATGGAAAACGAATTAGAGCCGTCGTGGCCGTGTTCGCGGGCATGGTGACGGTGTTGTTGGTTGAAGTAAATGTTTTATCTGAACCAAAGTCCAGTACTGCTACGGTCTTGTTACTACGAGTCACGTTATAGATCAAAGCACCACGAGCGGTAAAGTTAGCACCGGGCCACGACACATCATTAAAATCTACGTACACCGTACCAGCTTTAGGCCCCGTGGTTTGTGTGTTGATAGTCACACCCGTCATCGTCACGCCGCCAGCCGTGTAGCCCGTGCCGGTCACTTCATTATCTGTGGTGTACACAGTGGTCAACTGCCCAATATCAGAAAACGCCGTGTACAACGCCATCCGCAACGTATCGGTCGCCAAGTTCTGCCCCGCTTGGAGCATCTCTTGTTTGAAACTGTTTGTCAGTCCTTGCTGGATCATGGGTTGACCTTAATCTTTGCCTGTCCGTCGCGGTACGCATCACCACGCTCCAGACCTGTACCCAGACGATTGAGTTGACCCATAGCCTCTTGGTACTTCTTCTCGTACTGACCGATCATGTCAGCTTCACCCTTCAAGAAGGTGTACGCTTCAACTAATGTGCCATATAGCAACACTGGGGAATAATTATCGGCGAGCCATGTACGCCCATCAACCGCCACCGTGATTGACTCAGGGTAGTAGTAATAGTGCAGTTCTACGTCATACGCATCATCGGGTGTTGGGCCAAGGATAAAGCTCAGCTCATCCGTAATGATGTTGCTTGTCACAGTCGGGCCAAACAGCGCATAGTACTTAGGAAGTCCTTCAGTATTCGGGTTCGGATAAGCCGCCCGGATGAAGTTCACATCCTTGTTCAGCAAGTACTCGTAGTTGCCAGTACCATCGATTACCGCCATCGAAAAGACCGACAAGAAATCGGATGGACAAGACAAATACTGATTACCACCGGTAGTCACGCCCGTGACGTTCTTACGGAGCGCAGGAATCTGCACCGAGTTGTAAACGCGCTCTTCAGCTTGCTGAATAAAGAAATTAATCTGGTTCGTACCGTCAGACGTGGTAACGCCAGTCCCTGCTACGTTCGTCCAAGTATTCGTTGGAAAGTCGTTTTGCAGGTAGTTCTTAACCGCAATGAAAAGCTCGTTGTACGTCATGATTAACCCATCGGGCCTCGTGCCATCACGCCTTTAGTCGCAGCACCCGTGCCGCGAATCTTGATGCCAGTTGTCTTGGCTTCCTTGTAGTTGCCTTTGCTGACAACGCCACCCGCGATGTTCATCTCGTTGGTGTACTCAGTGCCGGTCTGATTCTTAACCTCGGCTTTGTGCGGAGATGGTTTGATCTTTTCCATTATCGACCTCTTCCCGAAGACTTCTGATTCATCGCACGAGCCATGTTACGGCCCATTTTACGCATAGCTTCGCCAGTCACGCCGCCTTTAGCCATGCCCTTGTGCATCCGCTTCTCATGCGCCTTGACCTCTGCCTTGGCTACCTTCTTCATGCTGTCCATATGAACTCCTAAGTAATTGTCACACTGCCCACTACGCTGATAGGAGCCAGAGCATTTGGCGTCAACGACGCGTCGTTCGCACTCGCCCCGCCAACCGGTGCCCAGCCCCACTGAAACACCCGGCTACCCCCAGAAGGATCGCCAAAGTCTGTATTCAACGTCAACTGCAAGCCCGTGTAACCTGCCTGCAAATAGCTGTTGTCCCGACGCGGTTCCCGTACTGCCTGTGGATCACTAACCGGATACATACCTAACTGCAACTGCGGCTGATCCGGTTCCCAACACGTAGGACATACCTTAATCGTAACCTGCTTGGTCTTGATCGTCAGCTTTTTCAGCTCTTTTAACTTGTAGCGAAACCCGCAGCGGTCACATTCCGCAATCGAGTTTTTCGCACTGGAAAACCTATTGCCCATTAGAAGAACATTTCACGTGGAACAAGTCGATCAGCCGCCTTCTCACGGTCTTCACCTGCCGCCAAATCCCAAGCCTCGTCATACATTAACTTTAATGCCTGAATTCGCATCGGATCAACTTCGGGCTTCTTAACTGCCAGCATATACGCCAACCCTGCCACCAAGCAGTTCTGAAAGCGGAACGGAATATCAATCACGTTCGTGCCGGTACCGGCATCGTAAATGCGCTTCAATCGCCAGTAGTAGAACACATAGTATGGGTTCAAAGTCGTGCCCTGATCCGGCGCGGGCCACACATTAATCTGCGGGTTTTTCGGGATCGCTACGTTAGACCCAACTTGCTGCCCCGACTGACGGTTAATCCAGACCTGAATCGGACGCCCCTGTGCCAGCTTGTTCGGGATGGTCGAATAGGTCGAGACCGAGATACGGGTGATGTTCAAATCCGTCTGATTAGGGCCTTGTCCGGAATCAGTGCGAATAACATGTTCCAGAAGATCAACGGTATCATTAGGTAGATCATACGTAGTCACTCCTTGCGCCAAGTTGATCGAACCCTGCTCAATAGTCCACAGGTTAATGCCCCGGTTAGCCCACTCGCCAATCAGGAAGTTCAAACTACGCCGCGCCGTACGGAAGTCATAGCCCGTACGCAACTCCAAGCCACAACGCTCAAACGCCTCTTCGAATATCTCGTTGAGGTCTGGGTTAAACGCTGTTGTGTTGGTTGTAAAGGCCATTACCTAAACCCCGCTGTTTTCTTCGCAATGCCTTTAGGCTGCGCTACGAACTGCTTTCCTGCTTTCTTCCCCGCCCGCTTAGCCTTGGTCGTTGCCGCATACTCAGCAGGACTCAACGCCTTAATCGCCTTCTCCGGCAGATACCGCTCACCGGTTTTACTGGAGGGCTTACCGGACTTAGTCCGCCACTTCTGGTCTCCCCAGTTTTTCAGCGATTGCTGCGGAGCTTTCATACTAGTCCTTGTACCCGCCGCCAGCGGCTTTGTACTTCTTGGCTACCAACTGCGCTTTACGGGCAGACCACTGACCTGCACCCGTGCCATGAGTTGCTGCGGCTTTCACTTGGCTCACGATCTTCTTACGTAGACCGGGCTTGGTGTAGTTACCAGCAGCATTAACCTCCCCACCTTCTTTGTACTGCGTAAAGTCGGTGTCATCCCGACGGGCTTTCTTCTTCCCGCCGGGCATCTTGGAAGGGTTAATCGCCCCCATACCACGCGAGGCCATCATTAGCAGTACCCGCCTTTTTTCATGCCCTTGGCACCAGCCATCTTGACCATCGTGCCTTTGGTCTTACCTTTGACAGCAACGCCATCTTTGCTAGGGGCAGCGGTCTTAACAGCGCCCATCTTGGAAGCCATCACACTGCCACCGTTAGCGTATTTCTTCATAGCCATGCCGCCTTTTTTCATGCCAGCCTCCGCCATTTCATGTTTGACCATCGATTTAGGAGCACCTTTCTTCTTCATGAAGCCGATCTCCTTCTTAACCATCGCCTTTGATTCTTTCATTTCACCGCCTCCTTTAAATTTCTTGCCTTTGTCAGCTTCCATAAACTCTTTTCCCACAGATTGTGGAATCTTAGTCTTCTTAGCCACGGCTGGATTAGTTGCCACCGCAGCCATGAGACGGTGTTGTTTACCTGAGACGCTTGGCATCAGCAAATCTTCCCACGGGTCTTACCACGTTGAGCAATACCGTCCGCTGCACGAACGTAGCCGCCTTTAGCTTTTTTAACCGGCTTATTAGGCATTTCACCCGTTGGGTATTTAGAGGCGTCTTCATAAGCCTTGCGGTTCATGTTGTCCATCTTGGTGTATAACGCGTCAAGCTCAGGGACAGACTCACCTTTTGCACGGCGGCCTTCTAATTCACGGACGCGTGCTTCCATTTTTGCCAAGTCAGCCATGATTAAGCCCTCGTCTTTCCGCGAATAGCAATACCGTCAGCACGGGCGGAAGCAGAGCGCATAGTAGGCTTAGCTGTCTTAACCGAACCCATCTTGGACGCTTTAATCGCCCCGCCGCGTTTAAACCCACCACCTAATGACTGAGTCATCATCTCTTCAGAAGAAGGACGGCTACGTCTTCTCTTTTCCGCTTCAGCCTCGGCTTTAGCTTTCTCTTCGCGCTCCTGTGCAGCTTTTCTCTGGAACACGCTAGTCGTGTCAGTGCCGTAGACAGTCTTATTCGTGCCCTTCAAGTCAATACCTTTAGGCATAGCAGTATTAGCGTTCTTATCCGCTGTCTCTCTAATCATCATCGGAGAGGTCTTGGACGCCCGTGCTTCATTCGGTTTTGACTTGATAGGGTAAGGCTTACTTGCAGTGCCTTCTTTTTTATCCGCAGCGGCCTCCGGGGCGAACGACCTAGACATAGCGGCCTTTGGCGCAGTGTCGGTCCTTGGTCTAGCTTTTGGTTTAACCACGGGTTTACGCTTGTTATCCCCTGTTCTTGTAAGTGCTTTGTCGGATTCGTACAGCACGTCCTTATCCGCGCCTTCAGGCACTAGGTTCGATTTAGGGTCTTTTGACTGTCGTAATGCACGTTCCCTAGCCTCATCTCTGTCATCAGCTACCTTGGCTTCAGCTTTTTTAGCGTCAGCTTTCTCTTCCGACTTTTCTTCAGGGAATTTACCCTTAGTGCCGTACTCTTTTACTCTGCGAGTGTAGTCGTCGTCCTTACTTTCGCCTTTATCTCTAGTCAGGTACTTATAAGCACCATAACCGGCAAGGCCAGCACCTAGGGCTGTAAGAATGTCGCCACCGCTGGCAAACTTCCTGACTTTCTTTTTCATTATTTACTCCAGAATTTGATTATGCTGTCGATAACTATCGTTATCACCCCGCCTGCACCTGCGGCAGCAGCCAACAAACGCCAGCCACCTTTAGCCTCAGACAAAGTAGTCTGAATGCTCTGGATAGCTTTCTTAATCTCTTCCATATCTTGGACGAGTTTATCCATGTCCTTTTGCAAATGCTCTATGTCATTTGCATGGGTAGCAAGCTCTCGCGCTGTTTCTATCTCAGGGGTTGCCATAGTTAGCACTTCCAAGCTCTCAAAGACTTATTGATCCGGCTGTTCGGGTCATTTGCCGTCTTCGCCGACGTTAATTTCTTTTTCATCCCTGACATACGGGCGCAGAAAGAGTCCTTGCGCTTTCCGCCTTCCGGCTGGGGAGCTTTCAAGTTCATGCCTTGCGCTTTCGCGGAGGCCCGCCCCTTGGCGTTCAACCCACCACTGGGACTCTTTCCCTCTTTCCTCTGCCATGCCGGAGACTTAGCCATAGAACACCGTTGCGGTTACCGATGAGCCACACCCAACAAAGATTCCGTTAGGGCAGTAGATGCCTTCGCCGGGGATCAGTACAGGTAGACCAATCGTATTAAAGGTATCAATCTCTAAAGCAATGCTGCTATACATCGTGACGTTACCGCTTGTGGTCGTGGTCGGCGCATCCGCACAAGTAAACGTATCTGCACCCGTCTTTGTGATCGTATACGCGCCATCCCGTGCTGTCCCTGACGTGAAGTCCAGAAACACCCGATCCCCAGTCTCAAGGCCGTGGTTCACTATCGTGACTGTGATGGTGGCACTTGGACTTGTACGGCTGTACGTCCCAGACTTTTGCTGCGTTGGGTCGCATACACACGTATTTCTTGCAGACACCGTCGCACTTGTCACCGTAATCGACTTCAAGCGTACAGGAGCCTGCGTCACAAGCAGTCCTGTACTTGCTGCACGGGCGGACTTAACGTCTGTTTGCATCATGGCGCTACCCGTAGAAAATAGTCATAGTTATCGTGGTAGACGGCAACAAGCAAAACAGACCGCCCTGCGCAAGAATGCCTTCGCCCGGAATCAGCGTGTAGAACGCCGTACCTGAAGAACAATCCAGCTCGACAAGTACTTTCGGGTACATCGTCACATTGCCGCTGGTGGTCAAACTCGCCGTGGTTATAGTAAACGTATTCGTTGTTACGTTTGATACCGTATACGAATCGTCTACTGCCGTACCGCTGGTAAAGTTAAAACCAACCGTGTCGCCGTTCGACAGCCCATGATTAGCGATGGTAACGGTACAAGTCGTTGACCCCGGAATATCATACGTACCCGACAAGGCACCCTGCGTATCAACAACACACGAGTTAAACGTCGTCGAAGTCGAGGGCGAAATAACTACGCCCTTTAACCGGGTACGATCCGCGTACGCAAGCGCCGAGGCTGTTGCGTGGAATGACTTTACGTCGTATTGCATCGCCATGATAGGCTCCTCAATTAGACGTTCTGCTGACCGAGCAGTGGGTCTGTGACGTAGTACAGGATTGTGCCGGTGATTGCGCCGCCGGTTGGGCCGTCGCCGGTAGTAGCGCCGCCTGTAAGCGTAACCATCTGGGTCAGAGACATAGCCACACCAAGATCATCGCCCGCTGTAGCGGAAGCAAAGTTAAACACTTGCTTACCTGCGTCAGCGTCAGCGGCGCTCAACAGGCCGTTCGCATCAACAGCGGTAGGGTCGGTGTAGCCGATCCAGCCCATGTCAAACGTGGGGGTAGTACCGCCGGTACCAGCAGCATTAGCTTGGATTTCGACAACAACCGCGCCAGCCGGAAGGATCACAGCTGGAGCACCGGCAGCAGAAGAGACTTTAACGGTAGTGGTGTCAGCGGCGGAAGGGTCGATGTAGAACTGCGCAGCCATCAGGCCGGTGCCACAGTATGCGGTGCGAGTGTTGTCGCCGCCGCCCGAACGCCAGATGCTTTGGGTAGTAGAAAGTGCCATTTGAGTTGTCCTCACATGCGAGTTAAGCGCAAACGATCTGCATGTCGTTAGGCGGGGGGCCTATTCGTAAGCGCCGGGAAATCCCCCGGAAATTCTGTACTTTATACCATAAAACAAATAAAAAAAGGGGGGTTTTTACGCCCCCCTTTTTCTTACGCGCCTTGTGAGCCGTACATGCCCAACGGATCAGACCAGCCGAACGAGTAACGCTCACGAGCCTTATAGCGAACGTTGCCAGTATCGAAATCTCCGTCCATCGAGTTAGCCAGCGGGCTACGAACAAAGTGCTTCATGCCGTTTGGAACGTCAGTGGTCAGGAACCATGCGTTTGTGTCGGTCAGGAAGTGGTTGATCGTATAGCCTTCTGGGATCGAACCGTTGTTCTTCAGAGCGTTGATGTCGTTGTCATTGGTGCCGACGCGGAGTTCGGTTTCCAACAGACGAGTAGCAACGAACTGGAGAGCAGGAGGAACAATCAGCTTCTTGGGCTTAGCAGCGATCAGCAGACCACGTTCGTCAGTCCACGCAGCGATTTGAATCACAGCGTTTTCCAGCGAAGTTTCGTTCAAGTCAGCAGCCGTAGCTGGGATGTTCGAGTTAGTGCCACCGGAGACGAGCGGGTGGGTAGACGAGAACAGAGCCTGACCATCACCGCCCGGATAGGACGACGAGAAGCCATTGTTCAGTACGTTAGCTGATTTGACTTGCTTGGTGTAAGCCATAGCACGAGCCAGAGCCTTGGTATAACGAGCCGACAGGCTGTCATACAGGTTATCTTCGATGGCCTCTTCGGTCAGCGAGAAACCCAGAGCAATGGTTTCGTGGTTGTATCGAGCAGTCCAAGCTTCCTGCGCATTGTCATAAGCAATTGCAGAGCCTTCGTTCTTGACTGGAGCAGCCGAGAAGCCAGACAGCTTGGTTTCTTCTTCGAAGGAACGCTCGGAAGTCTCGGTTTCGTAGATTTCCTTGTGCTCTTCGCCGTAGCGAGCGTACTCCAGACCGAACAGTGCGTTCAAGCCGGGGAGCAGCTCTTTCAGTAGTTGTGCGCGTGAAATAGCCATGATTTAACTCCCTTATACGTTGGCAGTGCCGGTCGGGTTGTAGTACGAATGACCGCCGTTATACGCCACGACGTTAGGAGCACCTTCCGTCAGAGTGATATACGGCATGTTCCACTTAACGATAACTTCACTGTAGTTACCGCTTGCATCGACGCTTTCTTCGATCAGACCGACGACACGCAATGGCAGCGTAAACGCTGTATTCGAACCAGAATCGTAAGCACCAATATTCGAGTTACCCGAAATAGTGGTGTTAGTCGAAGGTTGCGAAATTGCCATGTTGTTACCCAGAATGGTGTTATCAATCGGGGTGATGGTGGTCGAAGTTGCGCCACCGGTTACCGCGACTTGAAACAGTGCATCAGGATCGTCAACGACGTAAGCCATAATGTCAGAAGCAACAACGCTGCCCGGATACGAGTTAGCGAACAGTTTCTGGCCTGTGGACGGGTTTGTATAAGTTACACCAACAAACACGCCAATAACACCGGTTGCCGAGACAGTCGTAGTACCAGTCTCTTTGACGATGAAGCCAGACGATAGGCGAACGATGTCGCCGTTGTTAATAACACCAGCAGTATTGCTGGCAATCGGGAGTTCACGAGTCTGACCCGCAAACACCTGACCGCCGATCAAATTGATCGGCTTTAGCCCGTAAGGGGCATTTACAGTCGGATAAGCCATATTAAGCTCCAGTAATTAGAAATTAACCTTTACCAAACGATGTCGAAGATTTCTTCTCGGAGAAAAGAGGCATCCGCGAATCGCTTTCTCGCATAAAGCTGTTGTCGATTGCAGTCGTTTGCGCTTGGGTTTGGTTCGCATAATATTCATTACGCTGTGCTACAAACTCTTGCGGCGTTTTGCAAAGCACCAGCCCACCGATTTCGATATTGTCCTTAAAGCGACTATTCGGATCGATTAGCAGTTGAAACTTTGGTTGCTCAGACACTTTCACAGGCTCCCAACCCTCACGCAACTTCGCTGAGAGGTTACGGGGATCGGCCTTGTCCATTGTCGAGACACGAATCCACCTGTACGCAAAACCGGGCTGCTTATCTGGTTCTGGCAGTAGCTCAGCAGGTGCCCACTGCTTGGGGCGTTCCTGTTGTGTACGGGCTTCTAGTTCACGAGTTAGTCGATTTTCAGCCATTATCTGCTCTCCAATTTGAGGACTTCACGGGCATATTGCTCCGGGGTCAGTTTAAATTTCTTAGCCAGCGCAGCTTGTGTCGCTGTCAACTTAATCTGCTTCGGAGCCGTGCTCCGCTTAGCTGAAGCAACGACTGTACTCGGTTTACTTTTTTGAGCTTTTGGTGGCTCAGAGTCCCCGCCATTGGGGAAGGCTTCTGGGAATCGCTTGCGGATCGTTTTGTCGATTCGCTCGTAGTAATCGTCAGTACCAATATATTCAGGGCCGTACTCACGATACAACTTCTTATGCAAACCCATTGCAGCGTCGGTCATCTCCTCGTCCTTTTGGAACCAATTTGAGTTACGACGTTGCCAATCTGTAAACTTTGGATCAACTGGCTGCGGTTTGTTATCAGCTTGTGATCTTTGCGGCAGTTGTACCTCAGTTTCTTCCTCTTGTAAAGTGGGCTTAAAGTTTTTTGTACGATCCAACTTTAAGGACGCCTGCATTAAGGCTTCCTGTGCGTCAACTAACTTCTCAGTATCACCCGAGTCGTAGGCTTCCCGATAGTTGCGCTTCGCCACTTCCACTTCGGTTTCAGCCGCCGCTTTGACCGTTGCGATGTACTCCTGCTCACCAGACGAGAGAGTAGCTTTTAGTCGCTTGTTCTCCTCAAGGATGGACTGGGCAATCCTTAGAGCTTCTTCTTGCTCACGGAACGCAGCTTCCTTCTCCCGACGCTCATCATGCCAAGCCTTTTTATACTGCTTAAACTTGACAATTACTTCCTCGGGATACTCTCCGCCTTCTTCTGGGGCTTCGAGTGAGTTAACTATATCTTTAGGGAGGGGTTCCTTACCACGGTCTTCTTCCGGGGTATCGTCCTCGATTTCAACGACAAACTCTTCTTCATCCTCTTGGGCTGAAGCTTTTGTCTCATCGATCTCGTCCGGAAACTTGTATTCTTCCTTGTCCATGTATTCTCCTTATGCTCGTGAAATACCGCGTGGGTCATCCACAACACCCTCGATTGAGTCATCGTTGATCAGACGGAACTCCCGACCATGAATCTTCAAACGGGTGCCGCTGTTCGGGCGTGCAAGGACAAAATCGCCCTCTTTACACCACGGCCCACTAGGGAATCGGCTTGCGTCTTTGTAGCAATCTGGCCCCATCTTCACGACAAAAAAGACCGTGCTAAGGACTTCCTCATAGTGCATGGTTGAGTCTGCCTTAATGATCCCGCTATCGTATTTAGCTTCGATCTCAGGAATTGCTACCAAAATGTGGTAACCAGAAGGTTGTGGCAGTTGTGTCGCCTTCTCTTCTGCTGTTTCCGGCAGTGTTGATACTTCACCGCTTTCTGTAGCGATGGCAAGTTCAGTCATCTTCATGCTCCATTCTTTTTGCGAGGTCTAAAAGGTACGTCTCAACTGCGGTGAGACCTCGGATTTCACCGCAGATAAATTGATACTCATCAAAGGTCTTAGCCGCTCTGTTGGCTAACGCGTCGGAAAGTTGTGCCCGACGCTCCCTTAGTTCTTTAATCGCCGCTTCTATAGCGTTCATTTTTTACCTTTTTGTGGTGGTCTATTCTGCTGTTGCGCCCGCTGTTGCATAGTCATCGCTGCACGGAAGCCTTCACTTTCCTGCGCACGATCCATCTTCATGCGGTCAGTCTGTGTCTTGACCGCCATGTTTGCACCAGCAATTTCTTTCTGGGCGTCAATCCGCTCACGCTCAATCTGCAACTGCTGTTCACGTGCCATAGCATCAGCCTGATCTTTAGCGATCTTGCGCTGAACTTCTGCCTGCTTGATCTGCAACTCTTGCATCTGCATCTGGATGATCGGGTCTTGCATCTGCTGCTGAGCCTGTTGCTGCTGGGCTTCAGCCATGTGCTGTTGTACAAGCTGTTGTGTAGCCTGTGCTGCACGTTGAGACACTTCGACCTCGATCTCTTTCGGGATCATTACATCGTCGTCTTCCTCATAGTTTGGAAGCTGTATACCCATTATTGCTTCCATCTGCTTGCGGTACTCGTAGCCTACGTGCTCATTAATATGCGCCATCATTGCTGCTTGCATCATCTGAGCTTGTGGGTTCTGCCCGATAATTTCTTGTACTTTCGGGTCTTGCATCGCGCCCATGTGAACAGCGATATGCGCCTGATGATCCTGATACAGGAACGCTTTGACAGGCTTACCCATCAAGACGTTCTGGTTCTCAGTAACAGGGTCACGCGGGCGCGTGTCGTCTTCAGTCGGAATTAACTTGTTTGCGTTCTTCACGCCCAACACTTCCACCATCTGACGGTGCAACATCGGCATGTCGTACAACTGAGGTGCGCTTTGTGCAAGCTGGAACACTGCCTGATACTGCACAACCTTCTGCGACATCGTCGCTGCATTCGGATCACTAACAGGAATTACATCCACCGAGTCATAATCACTCTGCTTCGCACGACGCGAACCATCTACTGGCTCATAGCTGTACTCTTCCGGCGCAAAGTCGCGGATGATCTCTTTCAGAAGTCTAAACTCTTCGTGCATCGCGTAGTGGATACGCGCTTGAACCGCTGACATAATCTTCAGGGTTCTTTCTAAAATAGCCAGCGTCGTGCCAACGGGGGATTGAGCAGACATATCGCTGACTTTAAGATCAGCAGCACTGGCAAACCTACGGCCTTCATCGATGATTTGATTCATCAACGCAGACAAAACTTGCGATGGTTCTTTGTACGGCAGCGGCAAAATGTTGTCGCGTATCGCACCGCTCGGTACATCTACGTCTCTAAACTCACCCGGAGAGATCGGTGTGTCGTCGCCTTTAACACGCATACCACGTGTTTTCAAGCCACCCGGCAGGTTCGACAATGTACCTGCGTCTACAAGCTGACGCAGAATAGAAGTACCGCTCTTCGCGTATGCCCCGATCAAGTGGATCAAACCAAAGCAATAGAAGCCAAAGCCGGGGATGTATCCGTAGTGCACAAAGTGCATACGCTTGTGTTGAAGCTTGTCCTCGGGTCTCCAGTTGCGGCGAATGGAGAGGATTGTTTGTGTGCTCTTTTCTATAGTTACAATGTATGGCAGCGCAATGCCTGTCGGCTCACCCTCATCATCTACGTCCTCGTAACCCGGCAAGTCCAAGTCAACCTGCATCTCAAGGAGCTTGTAGCGGTCATCAGTTGTCGCTCTAAAGCCCAGCTTCTCTGCAATCTTCTTCTCGACTTCTTCAATGGTATTAACTGGGTCGCCTAAGTCAACGTCAAGATAAAAGCCTGAGACTTGTAGTTTGCGTAGCTCGTTCGGAGTCTTA